CCAGACCAAGACCTTGGGTTTGGAGTTATGAGTGAGAAACACGAACAAAGACTAGAAAAAATAGAAGAAAAATTAGACCGACTAGCAGATGCAGTCGTGTCTATTGCTCGTATTGAAGAACGAGTAGCTACCGTATTGAGGCAGAACGATAGGTTCTTTATTAGAATGGATAAGATAGAACAACGTCTAGATGATGTAGAGTCACAATCCAATGTTAATTCTAATACAGGACGATTCATAGAGAGGTTTATGTGGATTGTCGTAGCCGCAGGAATAGGATTATTAGTATATTTTTTACGCACATAGGAGGTATTTATGGCGGATCCAATAACAAGTTCAGTAATAGGTATAGCTGACAAAGTCTTAGGTAAGTTTGTTGCAGACAAAAACTTAAAGATGAAACTTGAGCATGAACTCAAGACACAATTACAAACAGCTAATCTTTCACAGATTGAAGTAAATAAAATAGAAGCAGCTAGTAAAAACTGGTTTGTTGCTGGTTGGCGTCCGTCTGTAGGTTGGGGTTGCTCAGTTGCAATGATGGTACATTTTATTATCTTACCTGTAGGTGAGTGGATTGCTGCACTAGCTGGTGTACAAGTAGATATGCCAGAGTTCGATTTTACTCAATTATCTACCATACTTATGGCTATGCTTGGTATGGCAGGGCTTAGAACTTTTGAGAAACAAAAGAAAGTAGCCAGAGGGGATGACTAATATATGGCGTACTTTAAGTTAGTAAATTTTAACGGTATTGCACCACAAGTCTCCCCTAGATTACTAGGTGAAGGCTTAGGGCAAACGGCAAATAACACAGATCTAGATCGTGGTGTATTGACGCCGATTACTAGCAATAGCACAGTAGCTACACTAAATGCACAAGCTAGAGCTGGTTTGTATAGGTATGATTTTGGTGGTCAAACTTATAATTTAGAATTTACTAATGCTGTAAATGTACAACCGGGACCTATTGCAGATGACGCTTTTGACCGTTTGTATTGGACTGGAGCTGGGTTTCCACAAATGGGTAGTTCTACACAACTACTTGCTTCTGGTTCTGGTGCATACCCAAGAAGTTTTTTTAGATTGGGTATACCTGCACCAACTAGTGCTGCAAGTACAAGTATAACTTCTGGTAGTGATAATGGTACGCAAACGCAGTACAGCACATCCTATGTATATACTTTTGTATCTGCATTTGGTGAAGAGGGCCCACCCTCGCCCGCATCTACGGTATTAACAAAAGTAGATGGGCAAACTGTAACTATTTCTGGTATGGATACTTCTACTTCCAAAAGTAATACTAACTTAACCAATAAACGTATCTACCGTTCTAATACTGGTTCTAACACCACGAATTTTCAATTTGTAAAAGAAGTATCTTTGGCTACCGCAAGTACAACTGACAATCTAAACAATGATGCTTTGGCTGAGATAATACCTTCTACCTATTGGATTGCCCCACCAGACGATGACACTAGTACTTACCCTAACGGACAGATGTTAGGTTTGACTGCTATGGCAAATGGTATCTTTGCTGGGTTTAGTGGTAAAAGAATTTGTTTTTCAGAACCTTTTTTACCACATGCTTGGCCAGTAGCATACCGTATAACACTTGAAGAAGAGATTGTTAGTATGGTTATGGCAGGACAAGTATTATTTATTGCTACTAAAGGTACACCTTATATAGCCGCTGGTACAGACCCACAATCTATGAGTGTGGTACGTATGGAAGCAGCACAAGCATGTCTTAATAAAGAGTCACTTGTTAATATGGGTGGTTTAGCTATTTATGCTTCACCAGACGGATTAGTAGGAGTTTCTGGAAGTGAGATAAGTGTACTTACTGATGGTTTAATTACACCTAAACAGTGGCAAGCTCAGTTCTACCCCTCTACAATTAAGGGTTTTTTATGGCAAGGTAAATATATAGGGCAATATTATACAGGCTCTGCCTATGGCGCTTTTATGTTTGACCCCCGTGGTGGTAAGAATGCTTTTACAACACTTAGTTCAATAGCTACAGGTCATGCACAAGGTGGTTTTACTGACCCTGATGATAATGAACTGTACCTTATTGATTATGATTCTGGTGGTGGTAATGCTCAAGTAGAACTTTTTCAAGGTAGTGCTACAAACACTACGCAAACATTTAAAACTGCCAAATTTGTTTTACCTAAACCTACTAGTATGAACTTTGTAAAAGTAGAAGCCGAAGCATATTCTGGCTCTGGTATTACGGTAAAAGTTTTTGGTGATGGTACAGAAATATTTGACGCTACAATTACAGCCTCTGGGTCCGTGTTTAGTGCAACAGGTTCTGCACCTACCTCTTTTAGTGCAACAACAATTATGGAACCAATTCTAAGACTCCCTACTGGTGTGCATAAAGTATATGAAGTAGAAGTATCAGGTGCGCATACTATAAACGAAGTCTGTATTGGAGAGTCTATAGATGAACTGAGGGCTATCTAATGGCTAGTAGCGGAACTAAAATACCTTCAATACCACCAATACCTTCAGATGTTGACCCGAAGTTAAAAACTTACTTAAACGCTGTTGATGAAGCATTAAAAGTACGTCTTGGCAGAACAGGTGATCCAAAAGATAGAGCGGTAACTGTACGAGAACTTATTGATACTGGTCTAGCAGAAAACTTTAAAGAAAATCCTTTTGATCCAAACGCTGGCACACCACCTAATACTTTTGTACCTACAGAAAGAGTTGATGTTACCATACCACCAGATGTTACTGGATTTTCAGGTGCTGGTGCCTTCCAAAAGATCATTCTTTCTTGGGATCCAGCACAGTTTGGTAACTTTGCTTTTACTGAAGTATGGCGTCATACAAGTAACGACATAGGTAGTGCTACTCGTATTGATACTACTCGAGCTTCAGTATACGCAGATACTGTAGATCTAGCTGCTAATTTTTATTACTGGGTTAGGCATGTATCTACTTCTAATGTTGTTGGTCAGTTTACTAGTGGTATCAACGTAACTACTTCTAAAGTTTCTAGCTCAAATGTTACTGATTTTTTTGTTGCAGACTCTATAACTGCAGCTTCTGGTGTTATTGCGGATGCAGCTATAGGTACTGCTCAAATAGATGATGCTGCTATAACTACAGCAAAAATAGATAATGCAGCAATAACTAATGCAAAAATCCTTAATTTAGATGGGAGTAAGATAAATACAAATACACTGAACGCAGATAGAATAGAAGCGAACACAGTAAATGGAGTAGATAAAGGAACCGCACACACGTTCTCTACAATAAAAGTTACTGGTTCTTCTTATGCTGGAGGGCTTGGAACTAGAGCGATAGTATCAGATGTTCTTGCAGATGGTTCAATTCAAGCTTCTGTAGGAGGTACTGGAGGGAATGGGGCTTATGGTTATAATCATGTTATTTACCCTCATAATACTGCGGCGGGAAGCACCTTTGGTACTACTTTTGGATTAGTCACGCCTTACTGGACTTATAGAAAAGGGTATGGTGGCGTTGTGTATGAGATCCATTTAAAAAGAATAGCTAGTGTTCCCTTTGTTGTTACTAGTTCGTCAGCAGGTAATTATTTCGGTATTGCGAATACGCAGTTTTATGGAGCTTATACTGGGGATGAACATAATTATATGTGTATTGCTTTTGGGACTTCAGGTTTTACCCCTCAGACTTACGTAGCAAGTGAAACAAATGGGTCAGGAGCAACGGGAACTCCCGATACAAATCAAGGTAATAAAGGACAAGCTTGGGTTGATACTGGTGCTTTAGGAGTTGGCTCATTCAATCACCAAGTTGTATTAACTTCACAATCTTTAACCGCTGGAACTTATTACTTTAATGTATGGGGTGCGACTGCAATGCACAATACAGGGAGTGGTCATTATTATGGGATGGCTTCCTTCGGTGTTTATAGGCAACATATTTAAGCATGAAACACGCAATAACAATTTATGATAAAGCAGATGGCAAAGTTTTAGACATTTGTCACTATCTAGATGATTCTGAAAAACCGGGTATCTTAGCTAAAATGCCAAGTAATAATGATTATGTAGAACAAGCAGCTCCTGGGTTTGACTATAAATGGGATGGTAGTAATTTTGTAGCCGCCCCTCCGCCTGCTCAAACTGCCCGTGCTTTTATAGTAGAAAAAAGAATTAAAGAATTACAACTATCTGATTGGACTCAAGGGGCAGATAGTCCTTTATCAGATTTAAAAAAAACAGAATGGGCAACTTATCGTCAGGCAATACGAGATTTACCTTCACAATATTCAGATAGTGATACTTGGGAAGTAGTAGTTTGGCCCACTAAACCAGAATGATTTTGTACACAGAAGAACAATTAGAAATAGCGTATACTGAGTATCGGAAACTGCATATGAGAAACAATGTGCCGTTTCTTAAAAAAGAAGATTTTAGGGTGTTATTTGAATATCTTATGGAGAATACTACATTAGAATATGTATGATATGACTATGTTTGAGATTACGTTAAACGATTTTTATATTGAATTTATAGGGTTTGTACTAACCCTGTTAGTAGGTTTAGCTGTAAAAGATTGGGCGGTAGGCTTTGTGAAAGGCGCTACTTTCCGTTTGACGTCGTCATTTAAAGAAGGTGATAAGGTAATTTTAGATGGTGATACCGCACTTATTATAAAAGTAGGGTTTTCACAAACAGTATTTGGGGTGTACAACGATGACGGTTACACGTGGCGTTATATATCAAACCAAAAAATTGATGCATTAAAGCTAGAAAAGATTGTAGACTCAGAGTTACATGCTGATACAGCTGAGGAGAAAGCACAAAAATTAAGGTCTTTTTTGAAAGACGATAATAATGAGGTAAAATAAGCTATGGCTACTAGAAAAATGAAAGAAATGGGTCCGGGTATGGCAGGCACAACACCAGTGAATGAGCGCAGATTAGTGCCTCAAGGAACTGCAAACAGTGCTAATGATCCAACTCCTGAGCCTACAATGGACATAAATAAGCTAGCTGAGATGTTGAAAAATGCCCAGAACTAGAAAAAAGACTTCTATGAGAGTCAAAAAACAAAAGTTGACTAAACGTCAAGAAGGAGCTATGAAGCGTCATTCTAAACATCATACGGCAAAACATATGAAGTATATGAAACGTAGAATACTTATGGGTGATACATTTAGACAAGCGCACAAGAAGGCGCAAAAACAGGTAGGTGCATAATGCCAGCAAAGAAAAGAAAGACAACTAAAAAGAAAAGTGGTGCTAAGCCAACTAACCCAGCGTTATACGCTAGAGTAAAAGCTGAAGCTAAACGTAAATTTAAAGTATATCCTAGTGCTTATGCTAACGGTTGGTTAGTTCGTACGTACAAGAAACGTGGTGGTGGTTACAGGTAATGGCTAACACGAAACCCAAAGGAGGCTTAACAGCTTGGTTTGGTAAAGGTAAGAAAGGCGATTGGGTGGATATTGGTGCACCTAAGAAGAAGGGTAAATACCAAGCTTGCGGTCGTAAATCGGCTAAGAAAAGCAAACGTGCATACCCGAAATGCGTACCACGGTCCAAGGCCCGTAGTATGACTGCTGCACAAAGACGCAGCGCGGTATCTCGTAAGCGTAGAGCAGGAAATCCAGGAGGCAAGCCTACTAATGTAAGAACTATAACAAAAAGGAAAAGACGTGCCACAAAGAAAAAGAAGTAAAAGTATTAGAAAAACTACTAAAGGTAAAGGAGCTAACTATAGGCCTACTAAATCTGGTGCTGGTATGACAGCTAAAGGTGTACGTGCTTATCGTAAAGCTAACCCTGGATCTAAACTAAAA